AATAACCCCAGTTTTATAGAGACCGAGGTCTAGCGGATGGAAGACCGACACACCACGTATGTCAGGGACTTTCCAGAAAGACCTCAGAAACTCAGCCCCGGGATACGATCTCATCAGTACTCGTGGAGCCTGCGAATAGGATTTCAAGGAATAAAACCACTTAAGTATCCACTGGTTATATATGAGGTCGGAATGTAGGCTGATACTGGTCACTGCCACTCCCTCTAACCTTCCTACTGCTAGGATCGTTTTGGTGTTTGTGAACCGTTTTGAAAACTTTTCCACTACTCCAGGTATTGAAAGTTGGTAGAGATCATGAGCCACCTTCGGATACATGGGTGATAAGAGGGATAGGTCCAGTAACAATTGATCAGATCCTTCAATTCCCGCGATCAGCATTTCTTTAAGGGTTTTGTTCCTTGTGACCCCAACAAGCTGGCCTTTAACAGCAGAGCTTGTCCTAGATTTAGCATCAGTGGGAGATGAGAATGGCAAGGAAAAAGGATCTAATATCAATCGTTTGATATTAGGAGATTGCTCAAACATGATTCCAGAACTGATCATGGACCACCATGCTTGACAGTGAGGGATTGAGGATATTAGACTAAGCCACAACACGCCGGATGATAAGGGATCTGGAATTCCTCGATACAAAAATTCGCTCCATGCGGGAACGGGCAACCCACCTAAAGGTTGGGGCACGACAGCTAATGTGGTACACACCAGTTTCTGTTGGTTCAGTGTCATGCTTTGGTAGTTAATAATTCCACCCAGTCGCTTGCCATGGAGGAGGGAGTTGTTCAACTCTCTAGATAGAGTGTATCCAATCCTCCACAGTGTTACCCAGTAACCAAGAGTTGGATTTGATGACCTCTCCGTAGACGCAAGACCACCAGATGTTAAGCCTCCGATCATCTCTGTAAAGCTTGGTGCATCACTGGTTGTAGTGGGGAACAGTCGTGATACCCCCTTAAGGATGGTCGACAAAGAAACCCCGTTACACCACATCTCTTTGCTGTAAGATACATAGCTTGAAGATTGTGTACACTCTTCTGTTTTAAGTATATGTCCGTACCTGTTGCATCCTTTCTTGAGTCTCATTTTGACCTCTCTAATCAGGTCCCTAGCATATTGTACCTTCTGTGGACGGGTACTTATGTCCGAAGGATATCGTATGATCACTGACACTACCTGATTGTCCCCCTGCCCTGTTATGTTATAATCGATTCCCATCGACCAGAGGGATGAATGGATCATGGCTGCTGTTAGTAAGGTCCATAGTTTTTGCGCTATCCCTTCAAACCCGGCGAGATGGTTGTACCACAGTAAATCAGATTCGGGTGGGTGGTGCCTATTTTCCTCAGTGAGTCCCTCCGGAACAAATCCCCTTACCCTAACGTTGATCATGCTTTCTTTGAAGTATTGGTGAATGTAAGTAAATAAAGACGATGTCCCGAATATCTGGTCGATTCTGTGTCCTGTCGGAGCAGCAGTCTCAATTCTCCAAACAAGATTCCAGGACTCTAGGTCAAGTTCTGCATGCACCTTATCAACTAAAGATCCGGGGTTACTCAGTCCATGGAATCTTTGCACAATACCGACTCGAGTTTCGGTCATGGTTTGCTCTGGGATCTCCGGAAATATGCCAGTGGCCAGATTACTTTCCAGGAGTACAAAAAATGACCTCATAGGCAATGGCATCATAGAGTATAACCTCGGCTTCTCCTTTGCCTCACGCTCTTTAGGATTGATGGACACTATCTTCCACCTTTCAGGGACTAATCGGGATGACACAAGGTTGCAGATCTTCTTCATATCCAACTCATCAGACTGCAACGTCTCCAACAGCACTCGTCGATGAGAAGTTGGCCTGGGGACCTTGTAGGGTAAATCCTCCTTCCAAGCGTAGTCAAACTCATCACGGTAGTAAGACAAGGACTTGTCTGACATCAAAGATAGGAAATCATCACCAAAATTGAAGACCTTATGGGGAAGAAAAACACAGGCATCCCAGTCAGTTGGTGGGTACATGCTTAATCCAAGCGGAAGGTTCTGGAAGTTCCTGTCTCGCAATCTTTCCAGTTCAGTCTTAGGCTCATGAAATCTTCTCAAAAACTTCATCCTGGGCCACTCTTTATGCCGGTTGATATATCCCCTGGTGTACATATGACAAAAACTTCGCTCAAGTTCCTGCCCGACTCCAAGAGGAAGGTTAAGACTTTTAGTGCCTAGATTCCTCACCTTTTTTCCCCCTCCAATCACATCCACGTGAGGGTGTCCAGCCATCTTGAGTAGGCAAAATATTTCACTAATCTGATTGACATCAGTTTTCGACTGTAGCCAGCTGCACAGGTGGGTAACATGGTCAATTGCTTCACTTCTATTGTCCATCTCGCATGCCTTGTCCCTTAACTTATGTTCCATCTCTCCCCAACACTCATCTGGATCAAGCAGCTGCTCAGTCAGCTGGATCAGGCGAGCCTTGCAAAGGCTTTCAATTCCCTTGATTAGGTTATACCCTTGGTTTCCGCAAGACATGAGTACCTGCCCAGTCCAATTCTCCCAGTAGGCCAAATCCTGGCATGTGATAGGAAATTGGGTTTGAAGAGATAGGAAGACATGGGATGTGAGATAGGATTCGCACACGTCTTTGATCATGAGAGTCATGTCATTGTTCATAACGACAAATGTGTTCCCATCCGGAAGTGCCACCACTACAAACCTGCGTGACACCCAGCCATGATGATAAGCTGTCCAATCTGATTTGTTAGAAGAGCAATGCTGGAATTGATGGAGAAGAAGATTGGTCCAATATTCTGATCGCAATGACCAAAGCACGGTGAGTTCG